CTAGCCTTCCAAGCTTGTGATGCGGGTTCGATCCCCGCTACCCGCTCCACCGCTGACACGCATCGGCTCCGGTGCCGTCTCGCCCCTTGCCAGGCTGACCAACGTGGCGAGCCGTCCGGTGATGGTGATCAGGCCGCCTCGCTTCTTGGCCAGGTTGGGCTCGAACACGATCTCGTCGATCAGGCTGCGGATGATCGGCGCCGCCTCCGCGCGCGTGCCCGGGTCGCCGGCGAGCGCCGCCTCGAGCTGCTCGACCTGGCGGCGATAGTCGTCGGCGATACGCGGGTGCAGAGCCACAACGGGAAGGGCCTCGGCGTCGCGCAGCTGGTCGGCGGCCGCGTCGCGCTCGGCCCGCACCCGGGTGAGCGCAGCGCGGATCTCGGGGAAGTCGCTGGCGCCCTCGGCGATCGCCGCGACCAGGCGCTCGAGCTTCTGGTTGGCCTCGGCCAGGCGGCGCTCGAGTTGGTCCCTGCCCTTCTCAATCGCGCGGACCTTTCTGCTGTGCTCGAGGTGATACTCGCGGACGAATGCCGAGACGAGATCCGGATGAAGCATATGGGTTTTCAGCCCGCCGATCACCCGCGCCTCGAGCAGGTGCGTGCCGACGGTTCGATTGTTGCTGCAGCCGCCGCCGTCCTTGTGACGGCTGCAGCCCCAGATCTCGCGCCGGATCAGGCTGACGCGGCCGCCGCACACACCGCAGCGGATCAGGCCCGAGAGAAGCTTCTTTGGCCGTCTGGCGTGCTCTGGGCGCTGGCCACGGTATTGAGCGCGCCGCTCCTGGACGGCGTCGAATAGTGCGCGTGACACGATCGCGAGATCCGGGACCGCGGCAATGGCCCACTCGGCCGGATCGTTCGGCCGGATGCGCTCGCGCCGGGTCTGCGGGTGCTGAACCTTGGAGGTGCGGAAGTGGACGAGTTCGCCGACGTAGAGCCGGTTCTGCAGCATCCCGTTCATCCGCTTGTGGTCGCCGTTGATCGTCGACGCACTCCAGTGGCCGCCTCGCGGTCCCGGGATGCGTCGGGCGTTCAGGTCGCGCGCGAGCGCCAGCGGGCTGTCGCCGGCGGCGTAGCGCTCGAAGATCTCGCGGACGATCGCGGCCTGGTCAGGATCGATCGCCCGAAGGCCGCGCACGAGTTCGCCGCGCTCGTCCAGGCGGTTGGCCTTACGGTAACCATATGCGAGGCCGGCGGGCGCGCGACCTTCGCGCACCGCACCCTTCTGGCCGCGGCGCAGCTTGGCGCCGAGCTCCTTTCGAAAGCGGGAGTCCATCAGCGCCTTGAAGGTGCCGGTGATCTCGTCAACGGTGCCGTCGCTCAGCGTGAACAGGCGGACCCGCGCATACTCGAGGCGCTCGCGGATGACGAAGAAGTCGCCCTGGTGGCGCGCGATGCGGTCCGTCGACTCTGCGAGCAGCTGGTCGACGTCGCCGGCCTCGACGCGCGCGAGCAGGGCATTGAGGCCTGGACGCTGGCCCTCGTCGATGCCGGCGGCGCCGCTGATCGCATAGTCGGTGAACACGTCGACGATCGGCCAGCCCTCACGATCGCACCGCTCCCGGCAGATCGCGATCTGGTCTTCGATCGAGCGGCTATTCTGGAGAGCGGAGCTGAAGCGAGCGTAGATGACTGTGCGCATCGAATCGGCCCTTCGTGTTCGCGTGCGCCGCAAGGTCGCGCGCCACCGCGGCGCGAGCAAGCGCCTTGGCGAGTTCGACCAGCTCGGGCGCCGGCGGGTTCATGCTGCCTGCACCTGCGCCTGCTGGCGAGCAGCTGCATCGGCTCTCAGGCGATCGGTCGCTCGGGTGAGAAATGCGATCCCGAACGGGTGGTGCTCCCACCAGAGCAGCGTCTCGACGAGCTCGGCGTAAGTCTCGCGCTCGGCCGCCTCGTCCTGACCGCTTGCTGCACGGATCCGCGCCCGGGCACGCTGGGCGGCCTCGGCGAGCGTCCGGATACGTTCGGGCTGTGTGGCGTCGGCCGCTTCGATGGTGAGATCCTCGCGCGACCAGGCGCGACACCAGTCGGCCGCGATCGCCTGGGCAATGCGAATGTTGGAGGCCGCAGTCGTCTCATCGATGCGACCCGCGGCGATCGCGGCCGGGTAAAGCGACACGCGGTCCTGCCAGATCTTGCGCGCCACGGCCGCGAGGCTCTCCGTCTCGTGGCGGAAGCGAGGCGGGTTCATCAGCCAGCCCAACCGTCGAGGAACTTAACGCAGGCCGCGAGCAGCTGCCCGCGCTCCCCGTCGGGATCCTGAACGCCCAGATCGCGCTCGAGCTCAAGGGCGAGCTTCAAGGCGTCCGTGAGCAGCTCGGCGGCCTCTTCCCGAAGAGCGCCGTTGAGCTCGGGCCCGTCGAGCGCGAACGTGAGAAGTGCATCCACGCCGGCGTTCGCCTGGTGGGCTGCCAAGGTTGCGGTCCGCTGGTGCTGGAGCAGGCCGATCACGCCGCACCTGTCGCTTTGGCAATCGCTTGGTCGCAGGCGATCCACGCGGCGTGCTGACCAGGATCGTCCTCGTCGTCCCAGGTGCACGGCCGGGCTCCGGCGATCAGGCTCCGCAACGCGGCGAGTAGATCCGGCGCAGCAGCGATCAGCCGAGCGTTCGCTTCATGCTGCCCGTCATAGAGGTACTGCGTAAGGGCGAAGGTCGACTGTGGGAATGTCCCGCGGCCGTCGTATAGACGAGCGATCACACGGCCGTCGGCCTCGTCAACTATCGTGAAGCCACCGGCCTCGCGATCGGCGAGCCATGGCCCTGAGGTGTGCTCTATTGTCACGCCCCCGCTCCCGGCGCGCCAATCGCGATCAGCACCGCGGCCACAAACAGCGCGATGATCATGCCGGCGATGATCGCCTTCAGGTCGTCGCGGATCCGCTGGTCAGCGGCGGCGCGGCAGTCGCGGCACGAGCACCAGCTCGTGTGAATGGGCGGCAGTGCCGCCGGGTCGGTGTAGCGCATTGAGCCCTCCCGTTGAGAACGGGCTAGGCTTAGTGTTTGTTTGCGCTAACAGTCAACAGCATTGTTTGTGAATACGAACATCAAAAGATTGCGATCTCGCGCCACGGAATGACACGATCGATGCGCGCGATGCACTTCGTATCCAGCCGGAAGGCGATAGGAGGGTTGAACTGCTCAAGCTCCACAAAGGCGGCGGACCGCTTGACTAATCGTTTCAGCAGGACGGAGAACACCCTCTCGCCCTCGTCGCCCTCCGGCTTCCGAAGATACACGACGACATCATCGCCGATACGAGGTGTCGCCTTGGGATCGATGTAGGCGGGGTCTCCCGGTTCGAACCTAGGCGACATAGATGCGCCAACGACACTGAGCCCGTACAGGTGCGGGCGATTTCTTAACGAAACAGGCCGACGGAGGTGGTCCACCACCTCGTCGAGATGCAAATCCGTGACTTCGGCGAACTGAGGCGTTCCGTCGTCGCTAACCTCAAAGTCGGCACCCAAGGCGGTTCCGAGCATGGGGATGTCTCGTCTCTCCTCGTCGTCGCGAAGGAAGGGAAGCTGCTTCGCCGCACCTTCGTCTTCGATCGAGCTACGGTCTGTCCCAGGCGCCTGCATCGAACCGAACTGGTCAGGAGTCAGGCCAGCCACACTCAGCAGCTTCTCAACCGTCTGCCAGTTGGCGTTCCCCCTGGATCGTAGGGTCGTAAAGAAGCTCCTGTTGACGCCCGCTTCGGTCAGCCACCGGTTCGGCGTCATGCCGATCGGCTTCACTGCCATCAGCTTTCGATAGAGCAGAGGCTCTTCTTCGGGGCTCGCCATAGCGTTCGCTATTTCGCACATGCGAACAGCTACGTCATTTTCATCCATCGCTAACAAAGCAACTTGATCGCTATGTTTGCGTCCGCTAACAGCATCGTCGAGATGATCACAGAAGCCGACCTCATCGAGCGCATCGACCAGTTCCTGTTGGATACTGGGATGGCGCCCACTCGTTTCGGCCGAGAGGCTGCGAACGAGCCCGCCTTCGTCACGCGGCTTCGTGGCGGGATGTCGCCGACGCTGGGACGTGTCAACCGCGTCATCGCCTTCATGGATCAGTTCCGTGCGGAGCGAGACGCCGATCATATCGCGTCGCTTAACGGCGCGGATGAGGCGCTGTCTCCCGATACATCGATCGATTCTATCGGAGCAGCGGCATGACTGCGATTCCCGAGTTGAGCCGAGCGCTCGCGTCAGTCGCGGCGCGCTCTATCAACCCTGCCCGGCACCTTCGGATCGACGCACCGGCTGAGCTTCTGCAGCCCGTCAATCAGGCCCTCAAGCTGCGCCGGACTCAGCTCGATCGCAAAGGGGGCACCTCGAACGGAGAACATCACCCGGAACGCAGTCTCGAGCTCGGGGCCGACCAGGCCGACGTCGAAGCTGACCGCCTCCGGACGGATCACCAGCGTGTCGTCGAGCTCGGCAACGGTGCCGATCATGCGGAGCGCGGTCTCGAGGGCGGTCGGGGGCGGCAGCATCAAGCCGTGCGGATCTGCGCCGTCATCGTTCACCCAGACGGCGACGCCCAGCGCGTCGATCTCCACCTTCGGGCTGCCCTCGTCGACATACGCAATCATTCGCTTCGGCCCCTCGATTCTCCAGGCGCTCTTCATGCGAAGGTCGTCGGTGAGCCGCAAGCGCTGAACGTCAGGCAGGGAGCCTGGGAATGAGCCCCGAGCTACAGTCAGCTCGCCTCGTCACCGTCGTGGGCGAGCCCGGGCCGATCATGGTCCGGGAGTTCCGGGCCGATCCGGCGGCGGAGTTCGCGAAGGCTGTTCGTCAGATCGTCCAACTGGGCTGGACTGAGTTCAAGCGCCAATGGCGAGCCGCGAACGCCAATCTTCAATCGCGTGGCAACGAACAGCATATCGATGGCGGCCGAGATAGCGGTGTCGGGCGGCAGGTGAAACCCATGCGCCCCGTTCTCAAGCGGCACCCATACGGCTACGCCGCCGGTGTGCTCCTCCACTCTCGGTTTTCGATCGTCGAGGTTCGCTATCATCACCTCAGCCCTTCGTGGTTGTGGAAAGCGCTCATGGTCGCGGCCCGTTCCGCTCGCAAGCAGGAGGGCGTGCGATGACCAGCGCCGGGGTGAAGGTCGGCCGCATCCATGTCGAACTGGACGCGGCAGACGTTCAGGCCGCTGTAGAGATGGCCTGCTCGTCATTTACGACGATACTTGATGCGCTTTGTGCGTCGCGTGATCTTCGAGAGCTGGCCGCCGAAGAACTTCCGGACCTGTTTCGTGCGGAAGGCTTCGACGCGACCCTGGAGCTGATCGTTGATCCGGCCGACCTGATCCGCATCGAGGTGACTGATCGCGCCGCAGGCGGGGCAAACCAGATCGGTCTGATCGTCCAGCCCAACGAACGATATCTCGAACTGGTGGCCGCAATCACCCGTGATGGCCACGTGGCCGCTAGTTTTGATGCCCATGGCTGGCCGCCCCTCCGTCTGATCGAGAGTGACTCCACGGCGGACGCGACGCAAGCCGGAGCGCAGCCGTGACCACCGCGCGCGATCGCCGGCTGCCGCCCGAGCAGCTCGACCTGAAGATCGCCACGGCCGCGGCGATGAAGGCCGCCGGCGGGCAGGTCTACCTGACCGAGATCACCCGGCGCGCGCAGTCGAGCTTTTCGGACTGGGGCTCGAAGAACACGAGCTGCTTCGCGCCGATCGACCTGGTCGCAACCATCGAAGAGCACGGCCACGGCGCGCCGGGTTGGCCGCATGTCACGCGCGCCCTGGCGCGGCGGCAAGGCTTCGACCTGTTCCAGCTGCCGCCCGTCGAGGCGCTCGAGACCGAATGGGGCCGCCAGCTCGCATCGCTGGCCAAGGAAGCCGGCGAGGTCATGGCGCGCCTGGGTGCCGCGCTGTCCGACGACCAGGACGTCGACCGCGCCGAGGCGCTTGGGGTGATCCCCGACGCGCGCGAACTGGTCAGCGTCGCGGTCGCGCTGCTGACAGCCATCGAGACCCGCGCGGGCGTGCGGAGCGACACGAGCTGAGGACAAGGCGCCGCGGTTGGGCACCGCATGTGAGGCGTAGCGAGAGCGGAGGGACATATGGTTTTCGATGGTACATTTCACCTGCCGAGCTGGTGCGTGGGCAACGGCCCCGAGCACCTCATCCGGCATTGTCAGCTCGAGATCGGGGCAGCCTCCGAGCCGAGCGTCGCGGCGATCGCGCTCGCGACCTGGATCACCGATGATCCGGAACGGGCGAAGCGCGAAGCAGCGCGGCCGGGTTCACCGCTCTCCATGGGCGGCGTGATCACGCGGCTGCTCGCCGGCGAGATCGAGCCCAGCGGTCCGCTCGCGGAGAGCCTCGGACAGATGACGGCGGGCGCGGTGCGGTTCGAGGATTTCGGGCGCACGGGTCGCGGAGTCGCGCTCGAGGCGGTTGCGGTGCCCGAGCCTTCCGCGCCGCCGCGCGCGACGACCGCCGGCGTGCTCGGCGAAACGCCGCCCGGTCCTCTGTTCAGCGCCGGCAGGGCGCAGGACGGCGCAATCGAGGTCCGTGGCCTGGGGCTGACCTTCCGCCTGGGCCGCTCCGGCGCGCTCGCGCTTCGCGACCAGCTCGGCCGCGCTCTCGGCATGGGGGTATAGATGCTCGACACCCTTCCCACGCTGACCAGCCCGGCACCTGTCGCCGCGCCGGACCTGCTCGGCCCCGATCGGGGCATCTTCGTCGCGGCGCCGGCGGCACTTATCCGCTGGGCCCAGCGCGCGATCGCCGGCGAGACCTGCACCTACGCCCGCGTGTCGCGCATGCCGCGGACCGACGCGTGCGCGGCGGCCGCCCGCATGCTGTCGGACGGTGGGTCGGTCCAGCTCTGGCAGGCGCGAAGCTCGCTGCCGGGGCTGTTCGAGTACCGCGCGCGGCGGACGCTTAAGCCGCTGGTAACCATGGTCCGCCCGCTCGAGCTGCCTCGCGCCCAGCGCCTGGTGCTCCAGATCCTGACGGAGGCGGCCGAGGAGGGCCAGCCCTGCCCGACCAACTCGGAGATCGCGCTGCAGGCCGGGCTGGGCTACCGGCAGCGCGCGGCCGCGATCGTCGTCCAGCTCCGCAACATGGGGCTGATCAAGGTGGATTCTATGCGGGCGCCGATCGGGCGCCGCGTCACGATCTGCGACACCGGCGCGACCACGTCCGCCAAGGCGAGCATCTTCCTGTGACAAGATCGAGCAGCGCGTCGACACCCCTTCGCGCGGGGCTCGAGCCGGAGGCGGAGCTGGTGCCCGCCTCCGGCACCCTCTTCACGCCGCTCGACGCGCGCCTGCCCGCGGCGCCGTCGGGTCAGCAGCTCGTCAACGAGTTGCGCAAGTTCGCCCGCATCAACGGGCTGAGCCTGGTCGAGACGCTGGCTCTCGTCGGCAAGGGCATCGAGTGGATCCGCTCGCTCGAGGACTCGCGCAAGCCCACGGCCGCGACGATCGCGCGGGTGCGAGGATTGGTCCTGCAGCTGCAGGACGATGAGAAACGGGTTCCGGCGGTTTACGTCCCTGCCGCCGGGCCCGGGCCGGGAGAGGCCTCCGTTCCCTCTCCCGGCCAGCCTTCTTGCAGCGATGCTGTCGAGGCGGGGCCCACGCCCGGACAAGCGCTGGCTGCGGAGATCCGCGCCTTTTGCGACAGCAAGGGCATCAGCTACGTGGCGTTCCTCGCGCGCGCCGGCGTCGCCCCGAACACGCTGACCAAGCTGCAGAAGACGGTCCAGCCCCGCCAGGCGACCCTGGCACGCGTGCGCGCGGCCATGTCGTCGTCGGCCGAGCCGGAGGCGAGCCAGGCCGCCACGATCCCCGACGAAGAGAGCCACACCTCGTCCGAGGTCGCGTCGCAGCTGCCCGCGCCGCCGGCGGCCGCCGCGGAGCCGGTTCCGACGCCCTCCCGTGTCGCCGACGAGGTCGCGCGCGAAGCCGAGGCCGCGGTGCGGCGCAAGACCGTCGCGCGGCAGATCGGGCATGGCTCGGACCATCTGCTGATGCCGGCGCCCGCGGCGCTCCAGGCCGCGCTGATCGACGATCCGCAGTCCGCGATGCGCGCGATCGCGCGGGCCTGGCCGGAGCTCTGGCGCCAGCTGATCGACAATGCCCGCGCGCGTGACGAGCTGCCCGGCGCCTTCTTCTTCGACGTCGTGCGAGCCGGCCTCCGCCAGCTCGGGAACCGCATCGAGATCGCATGATGGCGAAGAGCACGCGCACGATCGAGGCCGAGGAAGGCCGCCGCTGGGCGCGGGAATGGCGCGAGCGGCGTAAGCCCTATTTCGACGCACTCTACGGGCCCGGGCCGAGCCGGTGCCCGTGCTGCGGACGGCTGGACACATGAGCCGGCGCAGGCACGTCTGCCCAGGCCCGGCCTGCGGCCGTGAGCTGCAGAGCTGGGAGCGACTCTGCGTCCGCTGCTGGCGACTGCTGCCGGCGGATCAGCGGCACGCGATCATGACCGCCCGGGCGCAGCGCAACGCGCTGGCGCTCTCCGGCGAGGTGCGCGCGGCGGTCCGCTGGCTGGCCGAGCACGCGCCGGCGGTGACGACCGCGCGGATCCTCGGCGAAGCGCCGCCCTAAGGCCTGGTCGGGGCCAGACAGACAAGAACATACCCGTAGGGGGGCAAGATTTTCGTGAGCAGTGATCCGCGCCACGCCTCTGTTCCAGAGGCCGATCTCGTGCGCTCTGGCGCCGGAGAGCGGCTGTGAGCACGCGCGCCGACCTGCCGTCGCCGATGGCCTCGGCCGCGCTGCAATATGCGCGGCGCGGCTGGCCGGTCTTCCCGTGCCGCGAGTGCGACGGCGAGCCCTACCAGATCCGCACCGGCAAGCGTGCCGGCGAGATGGTCACGCCCAAGGCCAAGCAGCCCTATGTCGCCACTGGCCTGAAAGCCGCGACCACGGACGAGGCGCAGATCCTGCGCTGGTGGCGCCAGTGGCCGAACGCGATGATCGGCCTTCCGCTCGGCGCGGTCACGCGCGACGGCGACGGCTTCTTCGCCCTAGACTTCGATCCCAGGCACGATCCGGCCACCGGCGAGGATTTCACGCTCGAGCTGCTGAAAGAGCGGCTCGAGGTGCAGATGGGCTGCCCGGTGCCGGCGTCGCTCGCGGTCCGCACGCCATCGGGCGGCGTCCACATCTACCTGCGGCAGCCGCGCGACGGCGGGGACGAGATCCGCAATCGCGGCAACCTGCCCGAGCATGTCGATGTGCGCGGCCGCGGCGGCTACGTGATCGCGCCGCCATCGGTGATCGTCGAGCCATGTGCCGATGCGACAGCCGGCAGGTATCGCTGGCTGCACGGCCGCGTCGACGCGGCCGTGGCGGAGGCGCCCATAGAGCTGATCGAGATCCTGCGCGATCGCGGCGGGCGGCGCGCGGCAGAGCGAGCAACGGCGGATCCGGCCGCGTCGGTCGAGACGCAACGGCACGCCGCGCCTGGCACTTCGCTCGACGTCGACGATCGCGTGCGCGACGCGATCCGCAAATACGGCCTGGCGGCGCTCGACGCCGAGCTCGACCGGGTGCGCCGCGCGGGGTCGGGGAAGCGAAACGCGCAGCTGAACGAGAGCGCACTCAAGATCGCGGCACTCACGGTGTCGACGCCGATCGCCGCAATCGACGGCCACCTCGCGCGCTCGCTGCTCGAGGCGGCCGCGCGCGAGAACCCCGGCCGGGACAGCGACGGGCAGCTGCTCGCCACGCTCGAGAGCGGCTGGTCAGCCGGCCTCAACAACCCTCGCGACCTCGCGGAGGTCGCGGCCGCATCGATCGCTCGCGCTCAGCGCCAGGGCGGGTCGACCAGGCGCCGCGGGCCACCTCCGCCGGCAAACGACGGCCACGCCGGCGCGCCACCCCCGCGCGCGCAGCAGGCGCAATCAACGGCACCCTTCCGCTTCGGAACCATGGAAGGCCTGCCAAGGGATGCCGGAGGCGAGGCACCACCGCTCGAATCAGCAGAGCTCGAGCAGGCCAAGCGGATAGCGCAACGCTGGCTCGAGCGCCGCCTCGATCTCGTCGCCCGGGACGCGAAGGCGATGACCGCGATCCTCTGGGGTATCGGCCGCCGCCTCTCGGCTGGCCTGTTCGACGAAGCGGCGGTGCGCGAGCTCATCGCACACAAGTGCGAGGCAATCCCGGATCTGCAGCTCGCCGACATCGATCGCGCATTCGATGACGGGTTCAACAAGGGTTATGATCCGCACCGCGACCTGTTCGAGCTCCGGCTCGCGCGGTACCCACTCACCGACTTCGGAATCGGCGAGCGCTTCCGCGACCGCTTCGGCGCGGACTATCGCTTCACGACGGGCAAGGGCTGGTTCGGCTGGGATGGTCGGCGCTGGAAGCTGCTTGATCAGGATGAGAAGACGCCGCCAGCCGAGGTCGTGGCCGCCGTATTCGAGACGATCCGGCTCATCCAGCGCGAGGCGGACCGCGTCGCTGCGACAGGCGTGAAGCGCATCCTCGTGGAGCGGGAGAAGACGAGCTTTCTCGAAGAGGAGGTCGACGCGGCCGCCTGCGATCACTGGGTGCCCAAAGGTCGGGGCTGGGAGCTGTTCTCGACGAAGCTCCGGACGTTCGGCCGCCAGTCCGAGACGGCAGGCAAGCCCGCCTCGATCGCGCTGCTGGCGCGGCGGTGGCTGACCATTCCGATCGAGGCATTCGACAGCGATCCGCTCTCCGTGAACGTGCTGAACGGGACGTTGCGCTTCAGGCGGGTCCAGTTGGCCGACGGGATGCGCGCCGAGGTGGAGCTCGCCCCGCACAGGCGCGATGATCTGAACACGAAGCTGGCGCCGTTCGAGTACGATCCCGCTGCGGAGTGCCCTCTCTACGACGGCATGCTCGAGTGGGCCCAGCCCGACCCAGCGATGCGCCGCTACCTCCACCAGGTCGGCGGCTATGCACTCACCGGCGACACCGGCGAGCACAAGCTCTGGTTCTGGTACGGGCGCGGGCGCAACGGCAAGTCCACGACGATCGATGCCTGGTGTCACGTCGCCGGCGACTATTCGGGCTCGACGCTCGTTGAGACGTTCCTCGACCAGGGCGTGAAGAAGCGCGGCGATGCGGCCACGCCGGATCTCGCGCGGCTGGGCGGCGTCCGCATGCTGCGCGCGTCCGAGCCGGAGCGGGGCGCGAAGCTGAACTCGGCTCTCATCAAGTTCGTGACCGGCGGTGAACCGGTCCCCGTTCGAGCGCTGCACCGCGGCTTCTTCGACCTGCACCCTCGGTTCAAGCTCCTGATTAGCGGCAACATCAAGCCGGACATCCCGGATACCGACGACGGGATCTGGGGCCGCATGAAGCTGGTCGAATGGGGCCGCAACATCGACAAGCCGGAATCCGGCGTCGCGAACTGGCCGAAAAAGGATCCCGAGCTGCTCGGGAAGATCAAGGCCCGTGAGGGCTCGGGTGTGCTCAACCGGCTCGTCGCCGGGCTGCTGGACTGGCTTGCGAACGGGCTGGTCGAGCCGTCGGCGGTGACCGAGGCCACTCAGGCCTATCGCGACGACAGTGATCCGCTCGCTCGCTTCCTGCGGCTCTGCACCGAGGCCGATCCGGTCGGCAAGGTCCAGTCGTCGCACCTGCACGAGGTGTTCTGCGCCTGGGCAAAGGCCGCCGGCGAGCGCGAGTGGTCACAGAAGGGCTTCAGCCGCGCGATGGCCGAGAAGGGATTTCAGAAGAAGGCCAGCGACGGGATGCAGTGGCTTGGCTTGCGCCTGATCAAACAGGTTCACGACTTCGTCGACGGGGACGGCCGCGTGCGCGCGATCGCCGACGATCCGCCACATGCGCCGCCGCCGACAGATGGATGGGACGAGCTTCCGCCATGACCTGATGCTTCCGGATCGGAAGGTTGGCGGAACCATCTTGGAAGGGAAAAAGCGCGGATTTCTGCGGCTTTGGAAGGGTTGGAAGGATTGCGCCGACATTCAGACACACACACGCATGCGCGCATGCGCATGAAGCGAAATACACAATTATCCTTCCAATCCTTCCAATCCTTCCAACAGTAAAAAAGGTGTAATAATGTCAGAGAGTTGTGGGCAGGCCATGGCCGGAAGGGTTGATTTCGATCCTTCCGACAGTCGGAAGGGTGATTGCGATCCTCGGCTCGTGGCGACCGCTGGTCGGCTCTGGACACTCGACCGGCTCCAGGACCGCCTGGTCGACACCGTCCACCTCTGGCGCCGCATGCCGAGCGGCGGGCCCAGCCCGATCGCGAAGGATGGGCCGTGGCACCTGATCCGTGCGGAGTGGGGCGACTATGCCGACCCGGACGCCGCGCCGCGCAAGCTGCCGCTGACCCGGGCCGAGTATGCGCAGATGATGGAGGCGAGCGAGTGGCTCGGCCTCGTGCCCGAGCGCGATCGCCGGCTGGTGGTGCTCGCCGTCACCGAGCTCGCGCGTGGCGCCGCCCAAGTGCCGTGGCTGGATCTGCGCGCCCGGATGGGCGTCCGGTTCGGCGCCGATGGTCTTCGGAAGCGCTACAGCCGGGCTCTCACGCGCATCTGCAATGTCCTGAACCGCGGAAATCTGCGCGGAAATCCGTCAAGGTCAGAAAAGTGACGGCTGCGAAATATTGGGTGTCCACATTGGCGGCAATTCTGTGCCAACTCTGATCAGGCTCGGGGAGCTGTATGGCACAGCGATCGGGGCATCCTCTCCTGAACTCTCGCGGGCGGTCCACTTCGGTGTGCCGCCCGCTCTCGTTGGAGCGCATGTGGGCCGCCTGGTGACGCTGCCGCCCAGGGTGGGGCGCCTCGGGGGCGGCCGGGTCAAGATGGCGGAGACCCCGCGCGAGGTCGACCGCAACCGCAACGCCCAGCCGTGGCGGCGGTGGTACTCGACTGCCAGGTGGAAGGCGCTCCGGTGGCGCGTGCTCGTCCGGGATCGGTTCACCTGCCAGTGGGCAGGCTGCGGCCGCATCGAGCCGGACACGTCGAAGCTGGTGGCGGACCACAAGGTCCCGCACCGCGGCGACGAGCGGCTGTTCTGGGACGACGGCAACCTCTGGACGCTATGCGCCAGTTGCCACTCGTCGGCCAAGCAGCGCGAGGAAGCGATCGAACTCTAGGGACCGGCGAGAGCCGGGCGGCGGGTGCGAGCCCCGCGACCAGTCGGAACAGAGGGGGGGTGGTTCAATCTCTGGGAGGCCTTCGGCCCCCACACCGCCACCTCCCGCACTTGGAGATTTTTTTCTTGTGAGCGAGGAATTCGGGGCCGCCGTCGACCTGTTCGGCAATCCGATCCGGCTCAGCCGCCGCGGCCGCGGTCGGCCGGCCCACGAGGCAACCGCAGAAAACCGCCAAAAAGTGCTGCTGTGGCTGGCGCTCGGCTATGACGAAGAGCGGATCGCCGAGGCGTTCGGGATCACGACCCGCACCTTGCAGAAGCATTATTTTCATGAGCTCGCCTATCGGCGGACGGTGCGGATGGAGCTCGAGGCGAAGAACCTGACGGCGATCGTCGACCAGGTGGAGCGCGGGAATGCCGCGGCGATGTCGCTGCTCGAGAAGAAGCTCGAGCGGTGGCGGATCGGCGCGGGCGCGCCGAAGGCCGACAAGGGCCCGAAGGCGCCCAAACTCGGCAAGAAGGAACAGGCGCTTGTCGACGCGGTCGACGCAGGCAAGGGCACGTCGTGGGGCCAGCTGCTGAACTGACCGCCCTGGCGGGCGGGTCGGACGATTGGAGCTTCGCTGTTCCGGACTGGAAGGAACGGCTGCGCACCGGCGCATCGATCATGCCGCAGCTGCCGCTCGACAAGGTCGCAGCGGCGCGCGCGGTTGGGATCTTCAACAAGCTCCGGCTGCCCGACGTGCCCGGGCAGCCGGAGCTGCTCGAGGCGGCCGGGGACTGGTTCCGGGACGCGGTCGCCGCGCTGCACGGGTCGATCGACCACACGGGCCGGCGGCGCGTGCGCGAGCTCTTCGTGCTCGTGCCCAAGAAGAACTCGAAGACGACGAACGCGGCCGGGCTGATGCTCGGCTCGCTCCTCGTCGACGACGAGCCGAACCAGTTCTACGGCCTCTACGGGCCGACGCAGGCGATCGCCGATCGCGGGTTCGCCCAGGCGAAGGGCATGATCGCGGCCGACCGGGAGGGCGTGCTGCAGTCGCGATTTCACATCCGCGACCAGCTGAAGGAGATCGAGGACCTCAAGACCAAGACGATCCTGAAGGTCGCAACCTTCGACGAGAAGATCGCGACGGGCACGATCCCGAAGGGCTACCTGGTCGACGAGATCCACGTGCTCGGCAAGATGGCCTATGCGCAGCGCGTCATGCGGCAGCTGCGGGGGGGCCTGCTCGCCCGGCCAGGCGGCTTTGGCGTGATGATTACGACGCAGTCGGATCAGCCGCCGGCGGGCGAGTTCAAGATGACGCTCGAGCTGGCCCGGGCGATCAGAGATGGCAAGGTGACCGGGCCGGCGGCGCAGATGCTGCCGCTCCTCTACGAGTTTCCGGAGGAGCTGCAGAAAGATCGGAACCGGCCCTGGCTGGATCCGAACTGGTGGCCGATGGTGCTGCCGAACCTCGGGCGGTCGCTACGCCTTGACATGCTCGTCGCCGACTTCGAGGCGGAGCGGACGAAGGGCGAGGAGGCGGTCAGGATCTGGTGCTCGCAGCACCTGAACATCCAGATCGGCCTAGCCCTCCAGGGCGATCGCTGGGGTGGCGCCGACTATTGGGAACGGGCGGCGCAGCCGCTCACCCTCGACGAGCTGATCGCGCGGTCGGAGGTGGCCGTGGTCGGGATCGACGGCGGCGGGCATGACGACCTGCTCGGCGTCTATGTGATCGGGCGCGAGCGCGAGACCCGCCGGTGGCTCGGTTGGGGGCATGCGTTCGCGTTCCGCGGCGTGCTCGAGATCCGGGAGGCGATCGCGTCGCGGCTGTTCGATTTCGAGCGGGATGGTGACCTGACCTTCTGCGACAGCCCGACCGATGACCTGGCGGGCGTCGCCGCGATCGTGAAGAGCCTGATGGACGCCGGCCTGTTGCCGGAGGACGCGGCGATCGGGCTCGATTCGGCGCATGTCGCCGACCTGGTCGACGCGCTGGTCGAGATCGGGATCAGCGACGCGCAGATGAAGGCGATCGCGCAGGGCTGGCGGCTCATGCCGGCGACCAAGGGCGCGGTTCGCAAGCTTATGGACGGCACGTTCAGCCCGGCGCAGCAGGCGCTGATGGCCTGGTGCGTGTCAAACGCGAAGGCGCTGCAGCGCGGCAACGCGGTGCTGATCGAGAAGCAGGCCGCCGGCGTGGCCAAGATCGATCCGCTGATCGCGCTGTTCAATGCGTTCATGCTGATGGCCCGCAATCCGGCGGCGGCAGGCAGTTTCGAGTATACGGGGATCTGAGACTTGGGCCTTTGGAGCAACCTCTCGCGCTGGCTTGGTGGCAGCGCCGGGGGAGCCGTGCCCGGCCCGATCGCCAGCGCCAACCAGCTGACCGGGCCGGAAGCCGGCATGGGCGGCAATGCCTGGATCGCGCTCACCGGGGGCAGCGGCGGGGTGTTCGGCCGCGTCGGGGTCCGCGACGCGCTGACCCTGCCGGCAGTGCTGCGCGCGGCGGAGATCCTCTGTGGCGTCTTCGCGATGACGCCGATGATCTACTATCGGCGCACGCCGGATGGCCCGGAGCGGGCTGAGAGCAGCTTGCTCTACGGCCTGTTCCACGATCGCCCGAACGGGATCCAGTCGCCGTTCCTGTTCAAGGAGGTGATGCTCGGCGACATGCTGTTCGCCGGTAAGTTCGCGGCCTTCGTGCATCGCGACCAGATGTTCCAGCCCGACCAGCTCACCCGGCTGGATCCGTACGGCGTCGGCATGTCGACGAGCTGGGACAAGAACGACGGCTACGAGGTGTTCTACGACTGCACGCTGCCGAGCGGCGGCCGCGAGCGGCTGACGCGCGCCAGCTGCTGGTACGTGCCGGGCTTCAGCCGCAACGGCCTGACCGGCTTTGATCGGATCAACCTGATGGACACCGCGCTCCGCGGCGCCCGAAACACCGCCGAATACGCCGCCCGGTTCTGGCAGAACAACTCGCAGCCGCCGATCGCGCTGCAGCTCAAGGGCAAGGTCGACCGGGACGTGAAGCGGCAGATCCGGGAGGATTGGAAGGCGCTCTACGGTGGCCCGGCGAATGCCGGCGAGCCCGCGGTGCTCGACCAGGACACCGACGTGAAGTCGCTGGGCACGCCGAACAAGGAGAGCCAGTTCCTCGAGGCGCGGCAGTTCGGCGTTGTCGAGGTCGCGCGTGCGTTCGGCGTTCCGCCGCATCTGCTGTTCGAGCTGAGCCGTGCGACCTTCTCGAACATCGAGCAGCAGAGCCTCGAGTTCGTGATCTACAACATGGGCCCGCACTATGAGCGGGTCGCGAGCGCCGCGACGTTCTTCTTTGCCGAGCCCGGCCACTATTTCGAGTTCCTGCCCGATGCGCTCCTGAAGGGCGACATCAAGAGCCGGTTCGAGGCCTACGGCATGGCGATCGACAAGGGGATCATGAACCCCGACGAGGCGCGCCGGCGCGAGAACATGCGCGCGCGGCCCGGCGGCGATCGGTTCCGGATGGGCTCGGGGAGCCAGCTCGAAGGCGCCGGCGCGCCGCCGCCCGTCGAACCCTGACGAAAGGCACACGATCATGTCGAGACTGGTTGCAGCGATCCGCGCGCAGCCCTGGGCGATCCTGCCCGAGTGGCTGGCCGCGATCGAGGAGATCGCCCTTCGCCTCGAAGGGGGCGACGCGGTCGCGCGTATCGCGTTCGACGGGCATGCCGAGCGCCTCGCGGCGTTCGAGGCGGCCACCGGCGAGCGCGTGCCGGGCACCCGGTCCGCGGTCATGGTCGCCGACGGCGTCGCCATGGTTCCGCTGATCGGGCCGATCATGCCCCGGGCGACGCTCATGAGCGAGATCAGCGGCGGCTTGTCGGCCGAGGGGCTCGGCGCGGACCTGGCGGCGCTGGATGCGTCGCGTGACGTGCGACGGATCCTGGCCGTGGTCGACAGCGGCGGCGGCGCGGTGGCCGGCATTAGTCGGCTTGCCGCGCAGATCGCCGGCATGCGGACGCCGATCGTCGCGCATGTGGAGGGAACGGCGGCGAGCGCGGCCTATTGGCTGGTTAGCCAGATGCGCGAGATCTCGATCGATCCGACCGCGCAGGTCGGCAACATCGGCGTGATCATGTCGGGGCAGCGGCAGGAGAGCCCGGACGCGAGCGGCCGCCGGACCTACGAGGTGGTCAGCAGCAACGCGGCGGCGAAGCGGCCCGACATGTCGACCGAAGACGGCCAGGCGCTGATCCGCGAGGTGACGGACGCGATCGAGGCCGAGTTCATCGACGCCGTCGCCCAGGGCCGCGGCGTCACGGCGGACGTCGTGAAGCGGGACTTCGCGACCAAGTATCTGAGGGTCGGGCACGATGCGAAGGCGGCCAAGATGGCCGACCGCGTCGAGTTCCGCTCGGCCGCAATCGATCGGCTGGCGAAGCAAATCGCCCCGACCGCGCCAAGGCGGACCATCGCCGAGGCAACCCTGGCGGTCGCGCAGCTGCGCGCCTCGCTTTAACACCAAAGGAGCACACCAATGCGTCTCATTGCATTGAAGAAGCGCCTGGCGGCCGTCACCCAGAACATGGACGGCATCCTGGCGACGGCGTCGGCCCGACCCGAGGGCGAGCAGGATCTGACGGCCGAGGAGCTGGCCGCGTTCGAGGCGTCCGAGCAGGAGGCCAAGCAGCTGCAGGCCTCGATCGCACGCGAGGAGAAAATCCTCGAGCTCAAGGCGTCGGCCGCTCGCCCGGTGCCGGATATGCCCGGCGGCCCTGCCGGCGACCGCACCACCGTGCCGGCTCAGGCGGTCGAGAAGGGCATCACCTTCGCCCGCATGACGCGCGCGCTGGCGGCTGCCAAGGGCATCCCGATCGTCGCGCAACAGATCGCAGAAGGCTGGGGCGACAGCGCCCTGTTCGCCAACCAGAACATGAACTCCGGCGGCGCCGGCGGCTTCCTGGTGCCCGAGGACGTGTCGTCCGAGATCATCGAGCTGCTGCGGCCGCAGTCGGTGATCATGTCGTCAAACCCGATCGTGGTGCCGATGCCGAACGCCAACATGACCATGGGGCGCCAGGCGACGGGCTCGAACGCGAGCTACATCGGCGAGCAACAGAATGCGCCGGCAACCGGCCTGACCTTCGGGCAGGTGAAGCTGTCGGCCAAGAAACTGGCGGCGCTGGTGCCGATCAGCAACGACCTGCTGCGCGCCGCGTCGGTCGCGGCCGACCGCGTCGTCCGCGACGACCTGACGCTCTCGCTCGCGGTCCGCGGCGATCTGGCGTTCATCCGCGGCGCCGGCACCGAGTTCAGCCCGCGGGGCCTGCGCTTCCAGCACACCGGCTTCGCCACCGAGACGACCCACATCCTGACCGCGAACGCGACCGCGAACATGGTCAACGTGCTCTCGGATCTGGGCCGCCTCGAGCTCGCCATCGAGAATGCCGACGTGCCGATGCTGCGGCCGACCTGGCTGTTCGCGCCGCGCACGAAGAAGTACCTCGAGAACTTGCGCGACGGCAACGGCAACCGGGTCTTCCCGGAGATGTCGAACGGCGAGCTACGCGGCAAGCCGTACAAGACGACCACGCAGATCCCGACCAACCTGGGCGGCGGCGGCAACGAGTCGGAGATCTACCTCGTCGACTTCGCCCAGATCGTGGTCGGCGAGCACATGGGCCTCGAGATCGCGATGACGACCGAGGGCGCCTATGTGGACGCGAACGCGCAGATGCAGTCGGCCTTCAGCCGCGACGAGACCGTCATGCGGGCGATCCAGCAGCACGACATCGGCACCCGCCACCTCGCCGCGATCGCGGTGCTGACCGCCGTCATCTGGATCCCCTGATCCGCGGATGATTGACCCGGGCCGGCGCGGTGCCGGCCCGGACAGAATGCCCCTGGGTCGCGCCTGGCGCCGCCCGATCAGGGCTGAAATGGGAGACACGACATGTCGATCACTGGAATGCGCGCGGTCGGCGACGAGATCAGCGTCCGCCGCGCAGCCGCCAACACCTCGCTCACCGCGGGTGGTGCCGGCGACAACACGCTGGTCACCGGCGTCATCATCGATCGCCACGCGCTCGGCCTGCCCGAGAGCGCGGTGCTGGCCCTGCTTTGGGCGGCAACGCTCGCCGCGTCGCAGACGCTCAGCCTCGGCTGGACGCTGCAGCATGGGGACGCCGCCAACCTGTCGGACGCGGCCACGCTGGCCAGCGCCACGCCCGCGGTGGTTGCCACCGGCGCCGGCTCGCCGACGGGCCAGCTCGAGGCGAACGTGTCGCTGCGCGGCGCCAGGCGCTACCTGCGGCTGAACTTCACGCCCGACCTGTCGGCCGCGAACACCGACACCGCCACGGTCGCGGCCGCGATCGTGTTCGGCGGCGCTGCGAGGTTGCCGCAGTGAGCGGCGTGACGGCGGTCCGGTTCGTCCGCCAGTACCGGATCTACAACTCGGGCGAGGTGGCCGGCTTCGACGAGGCGGTGGCAACCGCCCTGATCGCCGCCGGCGTCGCCGAGCTGGCGGACGCGGGCGGCAAGGCCAGGTCGAAGGCCAAGAGCAAGCCGTCCACGGCGGCGCCGGCGGCCGAGGGCGGCGAGCCGCAGGCCGAGGGAGACGGTGAGCAGGCGCCCCCGGGCGAGAGCTGACGACGACCGCTGGCGGGAGCGGGGGCGAGGGGCGGGCCGGAAGGCCTGCCCCTCCTTGATGGACCGGAGAGCTGACGATCATGCCGATCACCCTGGCAGAGGCGAAGCTGCAGCTCCGCGTCGACAGCAGCGACGATGATGTCCTGATCCAGCGCTTCATCGACGCCGCCGGGGCGCATGTCGAGCGCTACACCGGCCAGCTGCTCACCCGCCGGCAAGTGACGTTCGCCTTCGATCAGTTCGACCCCGACGGCCTCGAGGTGCCGGCCTGGCCGGCGCCGGCATTGGGAACGGTCACCTACCTGGATCCGGGTGGCGTCACGCAGACGCTCACCGGAGCGCGCCTGATCGCGCGCCGCTACCGCCCGCGGCTGATGCCGGCGACGGGCACCAGCTGGCCCGCAACCGGCGCCGGCTCCGAGGCGATCCTCGTCCAGGTCACGGCCGGTTACGATGCCGGCCTGGTCGCGGCAGACCTGGTCGCCGCCATCCTCATGCTGGTCGCGCACTGGTATCGAAATCGGGAGGCGGTGAACGTCGGCAATATCGTGAGCGAGATCCCGCTCGGGGTCGATGCCCTGCTGGCACCTCATCGCATGGAGTTCCTGTGAACGCCGGCGACCGCGACAAGCGCGTCGTGTTCGAGCGGGCGACGGTGAGCAAGTCGCCCATGGGCGCCGAGGTGGCGACCTGGACGGCGATCGCCACCCGGTGGGCCGACGTGCGCTACGGCACCGGCAGCGAACGCCGCGCAGCCGCTCAGGAGGGCAGTAGCGCGCCGGCCACCATCCGCGTCTTGAAGGACAGCGTCACCCGGACGTTGACGCCGCGGGATCGTGCGATCCTCGACGGCGCGAGCTGGGACATCGAATCGGTCGTTCCCTTCGAGAGAGCCGGGATCGACATCACCGCAGTCAGGAGAAGCTGATGATCGTTCGAGCCCTGAAGCCGCACGGCAACCGCTACGGACGGAAGTGGCGCAAGCGTGCCGGCGACACCTATGATGCCGGCGACGACGCGGATCTGCTCGTCGGCGCCGGCCTGGTCGAGCTTGTCGAGACGGCCGACGCGGCGGGCGCTGCCGCGCGCAGCTGATGGAAGAGGCGCTGCTCGCTCGCCTGCTGGCCGCGACCAGCGTCGCGGCTCTGGTCGGCGATCGCGGGGCCTGGGACGAGCGGCCCGGCGGGGACCTCTTCCCGTCCCTCATGCTCAGCCTGGTCACGCCGGGGCGGGCCTACACGCACGACGGCGCTCATGGGCTGCAATCGCCGCTGGTGCAGATCGATTGCTTTGCGACCACGCCCGATGCCGCCAAGGCGCTCGCGACCGCGGTCGTCCTGGTGCTCGAGCCAGCGACGACGATCGGCGGCATCATATTCCAGCGCAGCTTTCTCGAAGGCGCGCGCTCGTTCGAACCGGAGGACCTGCCGGGGGGCATCCGCGTCTTCCGCAGGATCTTGGAAATGCGGCTCTGGTGGGCCGCCGCTTAAGGAGGTGACACGATGGCGACCGATGTTCAGATCGGCTACGGCTGCCAGTTCTGGCTGCACAACGGGACGGCCCTGACCAAGCTTGCGGAAGTGATGCAGGTATCGCTGCCGAACGAGCAAGTTGACGAGGTGGAAGCGACCCACATGGAGTCGCCGAACCGCACGCGCGAATATGTGTCGGGCCTGATCGATCCGGGCGAGATCACGCTCGAGCTCAACTATATCGCGGGCTCGACCACCGACACCCTGATCAACGCGGCCAAGGCCTCGGGCGCGCAGCGCGACTGCAAGATCGTGGTACCGGCCAAGACCGCCGCCCAGGCGTTCACCTTCAAGGGCATCGTCAAGGGCTACGAGCGCAACGCGCCGATCGACGATCGTCAGACCGCGACGGTGACGATCCGGATCGCGGGCGCCGTCACCCAGGCGGCGGATAGCTGATATGGCGAACCCGCTGCTCGGCGAGGCCGAGCTCGTCGCGGGCGAGGCGACCTATCGCCTCGTGCTCGACATCAACGCCATCTGCGAGCTCGAGGACCTGACGAACGTCGGCATTGCGGAGTTCGCGGTAAGCTTCGCGAGCGGCACGTCGATCAGACCGGTGCGCGCGATCGTCTGGGCGGCGCTCCAGAAGCATCACCCGTGCTCGCTCGCACAGGCCGGCGAGATCGTCAGCGAGGCTGGACTGGAAGCAACGGCGGAGATCGGCGCCAAGCTGCTCTCCCGGGTGTTCCCGCCGGCAGCTACGGGTCCGAAGGCAAACCCTCGGACGGCCCGAAAGGCTGGGACTGGCTAGACCTGTTCCGCACGTGGTGCGCCGAGGGATTCGACCCTGAGGCGTTCTGGCGGCAGACGCCGCGCACGCTTGCGGCGGCCCTGGACGGTCGGGTCCGCGCCGCGGAGAGCCGGCAGGACGAAGCACTTTATCTGGCCTGGCACACCGCGGTGCTCGGCTTCTACGGCGACAATCCGCGCAAGGTGCCGAAGCTGGCGTCGCTTTTAAAGCGGCGCGAGGCGCCATCACCGGCGCCTCGAGCGCAGACGCCCGAGGAAATGGCAGCTGTGCTGAGCGCGTGGGTCGCGCGGACCGCTGTCGATCCGGCAGGTTCGCCAGAGCCGTGAAGAACGGGCCGACATATGTCGGCTGATCGTCGATCGTCATCAATCTGGAGGTGCGACCATGTCGCGTTCGTTCAAGGTCGTCACAAAGGGGGCGGGTAAGGTCAAGCTCTACGGCGTCGAGGAGCTGAAGCGCGCGCTCGAGGAGGTCGGCACGGAGGTCGCGACCAAGATCGGCGTCAAGGCCGATCGCAAGGCCGCCCAGGCGTTCCGCGACGAGCTCCGCCTGCTGGCGCCCTATGATCCCCGGAACAAGGTTCGCCGCCTCAAGAGCGGGAAGATCGTCGACTACGGGCATCTGCGCGACCAGATCAAGGTTCGCCGCGCGAAAGCGCGGAAGCAGGGTCACATCGTCTTCAACGTCACCGTGGGCACCGCCTTCTGGGGCCGGTTTCACGAGTTCGGCACGGTCAATCAGCCGCCGCGGCCGTGGATGCGCCCCGCCTTCGAGCGGCTGCGGTCGAAGCTCTTGGATGTCCAGCTCGCCGAGCTTCGTGTCGGCCTGAAGAGCGCGGCCGAGCTGGCGGCGCGCCGGAACGGCGTGCGCAAGTTCGGGCGCGTCGATCGCAGCGGAAGGAACGTGTGACGTGACGCAGGTCGCCAGCCTCTACACGACCTTAACGCTCGAAAGCTCGGGCTTCACGGTCGGCCTCAAGCAGGCGCTGAGCGCGACGGAGCGCGCGGCCCAGGGCATCGAGCGTCAGATGAACCGGATCTCCGCCGCCGGAGCAGCGCTGGCCAGCGCCTTCGCTGTCGACGCGATCGTTGCCGCCTCGCGCCGCAGTCTGGAATACGCATCCTCGCTGGGCGAGGTGTCGCAGCAGCTCGGCGTCAGCACCCGCGACCTGCAGGTCTATCGCTACGCCGCATCGCAGGTCGGCATCGAGCAGGGCGAGATGGACGCTGCGCTCAGCCGTCTGACGCGCACGCTCGGCGAAGCGGCCGTGGGCAGCAAGGCGCAGGCCGCGACGTTCCGGGAGCTCGGCGTGTCCGTGCGCGATGCGAGCGGTCGCGTGCTGACGGCAGGCGAGGCGATCCCGAAACTCGCCGATGCGCTGTCCAGGATCAAGGATCCAGCGCTGCGCGCGCGCCTTGAGGTCGACCTTTTCGGCAAGGCTGGTCAGAAGCTCGACACGCTGCTTGCTGGGGGAAGCACGGCCGTGAACGAGCTCCGCGACGCCGCGAGCAAGCTCGGCCTGGTGCTCGAGGATAGCGTCATCGCGCAGGCCGACGAGGCGGCCGACAAGCTGACTGCGGTGAAGTCTGTCCTCGAGGCGAAGCTCTCGGCCGTCGTGGCCGAGAATGCCGGGGTCATCATCAAGCTCGCCGATGCGTTCATGACGGTGGCGAGCGCCGCTGCGGAAGGTGGGCGACAGGTCCGCGCGTTCTTCGACCAGAAGTCGCTCAGCAGCATCGACGCGCGGATTCGACAAAACCAGGAAGATCGTGCGAGCGGCCGCGGCGCCCGCACCTCATACCTCGGCGGGCTCTTCGAGACCACCCGCCCAGCGACGGCACAGGACAATGCGCGTCTCGACGCAGAGTTCAAGGCGCTGATCAAGCAGAGGAACGACATCCTCGCGGGCCGCCGAAGCAGCCCAGCCGCTCCGCCTGTTCCGCCGCGACTCGGAAGTCTACCTGGCGGGTCGGGCCGCTCGGCTGCGCGGTCGCGCGCCGGCGCCGGCAGCGGATCGACGGGGCCCTCATGGGAGCAGTCCACGCTCGAGGCGACCCGCGCCCTGATGGGCGACCTCGCGGCCTCGGCGAGCGTCAACGCTGACGCCGCGCTCGCCGAGAGCTCGCGTCGCTTTTACGACGTGCAGGGGATCGAGACCTCGGCCGACTGGCAGAAGGCGATCACCGACCGGATCGACTTCGAGCGCGACCTCCGGCTCGCGGCGGCGGACGAGGAATCCCAGCGGCGTGCGGACGGCATCCAGCGCAATGCCGTGCTGTTCGAGGACTTGCTCGCCGGCGGCGTCGACAACTTCGTCCGCAATCTGCGCAGCAACATGCTGTCGATCGCGGCGCAGTTCGTGGCGCGGCTGATCGCCGGCCAGTCGTTCAAGATCGCCGGCGCCGGCGCGCTGGGCTCGATCCTCCCCGGCTTCGCGAGTGGCGGGTCCATGACGATCGGCGGCCGATCCGGCATCGATCGGAACGTGCTGCAGCTGAACGGCATGCCGATCGCGCGGGTCAGCCGCGGCGAGACCATCGATGTGCGCAACGGCTCCGGCGCGCCGCAAGGGCGCGGCGGCCTGGTGGTCGCGGTCGAGGCGAGCTCCTACTTCGATGCGCGCGTTCGCGAGGTGTCGGCGCCGGTGGCGGCGACCTTCGCGCAGGGCGCGGTTATGGGCGGCGCCGCGCTCGCCCAGCGCAAGGCCGGCAAGGCCGCCAGTCGCAGGATGGGCCGCGGCTGACATGTCGATTCTGTTGCCGACCACACCGGGGATTACTGCCTCGGCGCCGCAGCTGCTCGACTTCGGGACGGTGCAGCAAGGCGCCCTGGGCGGAGCGGCGCAACGGCTCAATCGGCTGGGCAATCGCTTCGCGTTGACCGTCGAGTGCGCGCCGGCGCCCGGTGACGCTGGCCGGATCTTCTTCGCGCGCCTGGCCAAGGCCGTCACCGCCGGCGCGATCATGGCGTTCCGCCAGCCCTGGCTGACGATCGGCGCGCCTGGCGCGCCGGTGGTGAACGGAAGCGGCCAGAGCGGATCCGTGCTCAACCTCCGCGGCTTCACGGCCGGCTACCAGGCGCGGGAGGGGCAGTTCTTCAGCCTCATCCATGGTGGACGGCGGTACCTTCACCAATGGGCGGCTGACGCCACCGCGAACGGCGCGGGCGTGCTGTCGGCCGCGATCACGCCGATGCTCCGCGTGAGCCCTGCGGACGGTGCCGTCGTCGAGGTGGCCCAGCCCTATATCGAGGGCCTGATCTCGGCGGAGGCCGCACGGGCGCGGATCTCCGTCGAGCTGCTCTTCGAGCCGTTCTCGTTCACGATCAGCGAAGCCCAATGAGCGCGTTCACGCCGCAGATGCAGACGGCGCTCGCCGCGCCGACCGTCGCGATCTTCGGCGCCGTCGAGATCCTGCTGCCGGGCTACACGCTGCGCCTCCTGGACGGCGCCGGCGCGGTCACCTTTGGCGGCCGCACGTTCGTCGGACTGGACCCGACCTTCGGCGCGATTGACTCGATCGAGGAGATCAGCGACGGCGGCGGCGACGAGGCGCCCGCGGTCACGCTGACGCTTAACCCGTCGGGCGATGCCGCCGCGGCGACGCTCGCCGCGTCCAACATGCAGGGCAGCCAGGTCTCGATGTGGATCGGCGCTGTAGATCCTGCCACGGGCTTGGTGGTGCCGGATCCGCTGCTCGTCTTCCTCGGCAGCGTCGACGTGCCGACGATCAAGAGCGCGTCGGATGGGCGCCAGATCGAGTTCGAGATCGTGTCGGCGTTCGAGCAGTTCTTCTTCGACGACGAGGGATCACGGCTGTCCGACACCTTCCACCAGACGATCTGGCCTGGTGAGACGGGCCTCGCCGGCGTCACCGGCGTCGACAAGCAGATCTACTGGGGCGTCGAGTCGCCGCGGCCGTCCGTCACCTACTATGGCGGCGGTGGTGGCGGCGTGTTCCTCGAGGGGCTGAACTTTGCCTTCCGGTGAGCTGTGAGCCTGCTCGCGCGCGCAGAGATCGCCCAGGCGACGCTGGATCGGTTCAAGGGCCAGCCGCTCGCCTATGGGCGTCACGACTGCGTCCAGATGGCAGCGTTCCACCTGCGGGCCTGCGGCTACCGGGTGCTGCTGTCCAAGGGCGGTCGCTACCGGTCCGCGACGGGCGCTCTGCGTGCGCTCCGGCGCGCCGGCTATGACGACCTGTTCGTCGCGCTGGATGATCTCGGTCTCGTTCGGGTGCCGCCCGCTGCGGCCCTGGTCGGCGACCTGCTGGCGCTGCCCTCGGAGGAGGCCGCGCTGCCGGCATTGACCGTCGCACTCGGCAATGGTCGCGTGCTCGGCTGGCATCCGGACGCCGAGGGCGCCGCCGTTCTGCAACCGCTCGCGTATGAGGCGGCGTGGAGAGTTGAATGTCGAAAGTCGTGAAGATCGCGGCCGCCGTCGTGGCGGTGGTCGCGATCACTGTCGCCACCGCAGGCATCGGCACGGCGCCGGCGATCGGCGCGACGGTCACCACCGGCACGCTCGCGACGGGCGCGACCCTGACGGTCGGCACGGCCGCGGTTGCCGCCACCGGTGCCAGCCTGTTCGGGATCTCCGCCGGCACGCTGCTGCTCGCCTCGAGCGCGCTCAGCATGGCTTCCGGCCTTCTGGCCAAAAAGCCGGCGGTGACCACGGGCAGCCAGACCATCTTCAAGGCCGACCCAAGCGCCGGCATTCCCTATGCCATCGGCCGCACCGGGACCGCCGGCAACATCGTCTGGCGCTCGAACAGCGACGGCTGGTCGAACAAGACGCCGAACGACCTGAGCGACTTCGTCGTCGTGCACTCGCTGGGGCCGATCCAGGCCTATGAGAGCTTCGAGTCCGATGACGTCGTGACGACGTTCGACGGCGCCGGCAACGCGGTGGGCGCGAACTATCGCGACTACATGTTCCAGCGCAATCAGCTGGGCGCGCTCCCGGAGGCAAGCGCGCTCGCGGTCCAGGCCGGGATCTCGCCCAGGCCGAGCGGCTGGGGCACGAGCGCGAAGCTGTCCGGCCTGGCGGCTTCCATGTGGCGCCTGCGCTTCGATGCCAAGGGCGAGAAGTTCGGCAATGGCACGCCGAAACCGCTCTGGGTCGTCCAGGGCGTCAAGGTCTATGACCCGCGCCTCGACAGCACCTATCCTGGCGGGTCGGGCGCATGTCGCGCGAACGACGAGGCGAGCTGGGTCTTTTCGGAAAACCCCTATCTTCATGCACTGACCTGGCTGCTCGGTCGCACGCGCAACGGCGTCCGCGTCATGGGGGTCGGCGTGCCGATCGTCGCGATCGACGTGCCCGCCTTCGTCGAGGGCGCGAACGTCTCCGATGCGAACGGCTGGAAGGTGGGCGGCGTCGTCTACTCGGTCGACAGCAAGTGGGAGGTATTCAAGGCGATCCTTCAGGCGGGCGCCGGCGAGCCGCTGCGCCTTGGTGCGAAGATCAGCTGCCTCGTGCAGACGCCGCGTGTCTCCCTCGCGACGATCGGCATCGACGACCTGGCGCCGGGTGAGGTGAGCGTCCAGACGACGCAGCGCCAGCGCGACCGCATCAATGGCGTGATCGCCCGCTACCGCTCCGAGGCGCATGGCTGGGACATGGTGCCCTCGGCGCCGATCCGTGTCGCGAGCTATGTGACGGCCGACGGCGGGCAGCGGACCCGCGAGCTCGAGTTCCCGCTCGTCCAGCTCGCGGCGCAGGCCGGCAACCTTGCCGCATACGAAATCCAGAACGCGCGCGAGTTCGGCCCGATCTCCATGCCGCTCAAGCTCCGCTGGATGGGCTACAAACCCGGCGACTGCGTCACGGTCAACCTGCCCGAGAGCGGTCTGAGCAATCAGCTCATGCTCATCCTCAGCCGCTCGCTCGAGCCTGGCGGCGGGGTCGTGACGCTCAGTGGCCGTTCCGAAACCACGGCGAAGCATGCTTTCGCGCTCGGCCAGACCGCGACGCCGCCGCCGACGCCCGGCGTGTCGGGGCCGCCGCTGGTGCCAACGCCGGCCTCGGGCGACTGGACGATCGCCGCCAGCTCGGTAACCTCGGGCGGTGTGACCGTCCCCGCGCTAGACGTGCGCGGATCCGCGCCGAGCTCGGTCGAGGAAGTCGTCTTCGAGTACCGGGTCTATACCGGGGCGGGGATGGATCCGGACGCCGGCTGGCTGGCAGGCGGAGCTGAGCCGCCGTCCGCGACCGCCAAGGTGCTGACCTCGGTCGCAAGCGGCGCGCAATACCAGGTGTCGGTTCGCTATCGCGCGCGCGGCGCGAGCGGCGGCCGATTGATCCTGGGTCCGGTCACGACGGCTGCCTGGGCGGGCGTCGAGGGCCCGGCAGGTGCGTCGGCGTACAGCACCACGCTCGCCGCCATGGCGCGCAGCGGCAGCACGTTCACGGCGCTCGCCGCCGGGGGTGTCGCGCAAGCGCGGAGCATCGAGCTGTTCCCGCAAGCACGGGTCAGCTGCGTCTATCGGGGCGGCGACCTGCACTTCGGCTTGCGCAACCCTGCGCTGGGCGACACCGACCCCGATAACTTCGTCAGCCTGTCCACGCCCGGAATCTGGAGCACCACTGGTGGATGGCAGCGGCATCGATCCTATGTGAGCTTCGCGCCGACGGGCGTCGCGCCGGCAACGGGACAGGTCCTCGAAATCGCGCATATCGGCACCGAGATCCGGGCATTCGTGAACGGTGTCGATGTGGGCCAGCCGCTTCTCTCGAGCGTGCCCGCCGACCGCGCGCACCAGCTGCTCCTCATATTGTTCGGGACCGGCCAGTTCGTCGAGAGCATGACGCTGTCGCGCGGCGGCTTGCCCGGTGCGGGCACGTTCACGATCGTCGCCCAGAACAATGTGGTCGTTCAGGGCAACTCGATCCGGCGATCAGCGGCAACGGATAATTGGGACGGCAAGGCCCGGACCGGGAACGCCTATGTCGCCGGCGCCGCGGTCAGCGCCACGGTCCGCACGCACGGCGGCATCGGTCTCACCACCGACCCGGCGGTCGACAACAGCTACTCGTCCGTCGACTATTGGCTGCACTGGTCGACCTCGAGCGGGCTGACCGCGTTCAACAGCTTCTACGTCTTTCGCAATGGGGTCACCGTCGGCGCGATCCCGGGCATCACTCCCTTGGCGGGAGATCGGGTTGCAGTTGTCAGCGACAACATCACGGTGCGCTACTTGCTCTCGCGCGGTGGCACGACGACGCTGCTCGACAGCCATCCGGTGAACGCGCCCAACGAAGCGCTCTTCGGCGTCGCGGATCTCTATTTCGCCGGAAGCTATATCGAGGATTTCAGCTTCGCTGACGCGGGCTCTCGCGGATCGGATGGTGCACCAGGATCAAACGGGGCGGATGGCTTCACCGTCGCGCCGGCCTCGGCCGCTTTCTCGATCGCCTGCACGTCCGATGGCACGCCCAAGGCCGGCGAGTTCAACAAGGTGATCACCTTCTCCCTGCGGCAGGGAAGCGGGGCAGATCTGGCCGGCGACGCTACGACGTCATTCTCCGCACCGACGATCGTCGGCTGCACGGCCGCCCTGAGCGGCACGCGCGGGCAGACGCTGACGATAAGTGCGATCTCGGCGGACAGCGCCTATGTGGACGTGGTCGCGTCTCGTTCCGGCACGCCGGTGGGAACGGTACGGGTGACGCTCACCAAGGCGAGAGATGGCGTCTCGCCCGGTCCGTCTTATCCTGCGATCCAGATCACCGCGGGGACCACCACCTACCCGGACCGGGTGGTGCTCGCGAGTGGGCAGTCGGTGGGGGTCGAAGCGCGCTACCGGACCCTCGGCGACACTGTCACCGGCACGGGCAACAGCCTGCAGGTCCAGATCCGCCCCGCCGGCGGCGCCTGGGTGGTGATGACCGGCGGGAGCAACACCCAGAGCAACGGTCCCGGGGATCCGGTGACGCTCGGGGTGGGTGCCGCCACCTTCACCAATGCGAGCGGCGTCACCCAGTCGTACGAGGTCCGGACCGTGATCGTGAACAACGGCGGCGGGACCGAGCGGCCCGAGCTCTGCTTCCTGAAGATCGGCTGACCATGGCCTTTGCCCTCATACGCAACAGCGACAACGCTTGGCTTGCCGGGCCGCTCGAGCAGCAGCCCAGCCCCGGCGCCGGCGAGCGCGCGATCGAAGTCGCGCTCGGCTATCCCGAGCGCGTCGCCTGGTCGCCTGCGAAGGGCGGGTTCGTCGATATCGTGACCGCCAGCCCTTTGCTGACGGTCGGCCGCTTCAAGCTGCTCTTCACCTACCAGGAGCGCGCGGCGCTCCGGGCGGCCGCGCAGAGCAGCGACCTGATCGCGGACTTCCTGGATCTGCTGAACGGGTTCACGGACGGCGTTGCGCTCGACGATCCGGTGCTGGTCGCCAGCATCCAGGCGCTCGTGCCCGCAGGGCTTCTGACGGCCGCGCGAGCGGAACAGGTTCTCGCGGGCATCTCACCCGCCTGACGCATGCCGGCGCGCAGCCGGTCACAACTAGGAGCTCAACATGAAGTGGATCATGCCTCTGCTCGGGGCGGTGGTGCTGTGCGCCATCGCCCTGCCCATCACCGCCCTCGACCAGGCGCCGGCCTCGGCCGCGCTGCTGGCGATTGCCGCGATCACCGCGCCCGTGCTGGCTCGCCAACTCGGCGTCATCCAGGCGCCGCAACCTGGTCGACGAACGGCCGCGCTGCTGGCCGCCGGAGTCGGCCTGGTGTCGCTGGCCGCGTGCGACGGCAAGCCGCGGGTCGAACCGACACAGCCGGTGCCGATCGAGCCCTGCAAGCCGGGCCACCCGGACTGCACCTGGCCCGACGGCCAGCCGAAGTAACCGCTCACCTCGACGGGGGACGATCGCCATGACCAACCGCGAAGCGGCGGTTCTCTGGGTGCTCGCCTATGGCGCCGCCCTCTCCGCCTTCGTGGCGCGCATCGTCTACCTGTTGGGGGTCGTCACGATCGAGCCGCCGCCGGATCCGCAGGCGGTGAAGCTCTGGCAGCGCAAGCGCCGGTGGCTGGTCGCCTCCGAGTTCGCCGCCCTGCCGATGTTCGCGACCTTGTCCGTGCTCGCGGTCGCGCAAGGGTGGCTGTCGCCTGTGGCCGCGGTGATCGCGGCGCTCGCGAGCGGCGCGCTCGGCTTCGCCTTCTTCGTGCACGCGCTCGAGACCGTCGTGCGGAACCGGATAAACCTCAAGGGAGCGCAACATGCTGAGCAATGACGCGCAGCTCGTCCTGACCGGAGTGGCAACCCTGTCGCTGGCCGCCTCGGTCGGCCTCGCGGTCAATGGCGTCCGCAAACCCCGCGCGGTCCGGGACGCGTTCGAGGCGACCGCAGAGGCGCTCTCGTCGATCGCGACGCCGCCCGAGGACCCGAAGATCTCCGCGCTGCTCGAGCTGATCGACGCGCCTGCAAAGGACACATCGCGATGACCGTCACCTGGGCTGATGTGCAGCAACGTGTGGGGGTCACGCCCGACGGCGTGCCCGGCGCGAAGACGCTCGCCGCGATCGCGCGCGAGCTGGGGATCGCGGTCGCTCCGCTCGCATGGGGCGCGAGGGTCAGCCCGGCCTTCCGCGACCAGGTGCGCGCGATCGCTGCGGATCTCGGCTGTGAGCCTGACGACCTGATGACGTGCATGGCGTGGGAGAGCGGGCGCACGTTTAGCCCGAGCGTCCGCAACATGGCGGGGAGCGGCGCAACCGGCCTCATCCAGTTCATGCCTGCCACCGCGCGAGCGCTCGGCACGACGACGGATCGCCTGGCCGCGCTCACCGCCGAGCAGCAGCTCGACTACGTCGCCGACTATTTCCGGCCTTATCGGGGTCGGCTCCGGAGCCTGGGCGACGTCTACATGGCGATCCTCTGGCCCGCCGGCGTCGGCAAGCCGGACAGCTTCGTGCTCTGGGACCGGGCGACGCGGCCGACCACCTACCGCCAGAATATCGGCCTCGACGTGAACCGCGACGGCGCGATCACTCGCGCCGAGTGCCTGGTGAAGCTGAACGCGATCAAGGCCGAGGGGCTTCGCCCGGAGAATTTCGCTTGAGCCAGGATGATGAGCGGCGCGTGATCGGTCGCGCCCTGCTGGCGTGCGGGCTTGGGATCATGACCGTGCTCGCGATCGGCGCCGGCCTCGTCCTCGCTGCATCTCGGCTGATGGAGATCTGACCCATGCCTCGCGTGCCGAACCTGCGCGTGATCCTCGCCGTCTGCGCTGTCGCGCTCGGCGGATACGGCGCCTTCTCCGGCTGGGTCGTCTTGGTGTCCCGGGATCCCGCGATGATCGGCGACGTGATCGGCACCTGGAAAAGTTTCGCCGTTGCAGCTGTCAGCTTCTGGCTCGGCTCCTCGAGCGGCGGGAAAGCCACCATCGACAAGGGAGACCAGCCATGAAGCACCTGATCCTCGCTGCCTGCGCGGCGGCGCTGAGCAGCTGCGCCACGACCGGCGCCATGATTGGCCCGCGCCCGGGCGAAAGCCCGTGCGCCTACGGCCGCCGCATCCTCGATGAGGCCCAGCACCGGCTCGACCAGGCGCAGGCCGCGGCCGCGACCGTGTGCGCCGTCGCGGGCCAGTAAGTCCCGCTCCTGCCACCTGACCTTTGGAGACTGACTATGCCTGACATTGTGATCGAGCGGATGACGGGGATGCCGACGCGCTTCCGGGACATGGGAGATGGCACCTTCGCCGAGGTGGTCACCGGACCGCCGGGCTCGGCGATCGTCGCCTCGGACGCGAGCCTGCCAGAGCTGCAGCCCGGGCTGCAGACCACCGCCTACGCGACTGGCCAAGTGCTTTTCACGGCCGTCGAGGTGGTCAACGCTGCCTATGTTGGCCGGGTCTCTCTGCTCGCATCCGTCACGCTGATCGATGCTGACGATCAGGGGCAGCCGCTCGATCTCTACTTCTTCTCGGGCACAGCGAGCATGGGGGCCCGAGGAGCCGCAGCCACCGCCATCACCGATGCCGATGCGAACAAGTTCCTCGGCAAGGTCTCTGTCGCGTCCGGCGACTGGGAAGATCTCGGTGGCGCTCGTGTCGCTCACGTGGCGGTCCCATCGAACAGGCCTCTTCCGATCAAGGGGGACGCCCAGGCTGCCTCTCTGGCAGGATACATGTCCGCTTTCGTCGTCGGTGTCACGCGAGGTACGCCGACGCACAGTGCGACGGGGCTCCTCATCAAGCCCTTCCTGGTGCGCTGAACATGTACGGCTCGCCGATCAGCGATCTCGTGCTGCGACCGCGCGGCACCCCAACCCCCACCCCGGCGCCTGCGCCGGCGTTCGACTGGACGGGCTATGAAGCGCCCTTCGACCTGTCGATCATCTCGACACTGTTCCAGAACATCGCTGGCACCACTGTCGTGTCTGCGGATGGGCAGGACATCGCGTGCATCCGGCACCCGGTCTCGCCGAACGGCATCCTGTGGGTCGCGCCGAGCCTCACTGACTGCTTCGTCTACGTCGCCGATGGCGGCAAGCCATACATGCGGCCCAAGACCGTCAACGCGTTCCTGTCGTTGGCCGCGGCCAGCTCGAGCGTGATGCACATGTTTGTCGCCATGCGACAGCCGAGCGTCATCGACAATGGCCGGATCGTATCGCCCAACTTCAACGTCGGCACCGGGGACGTGAACCCCTATCTGTCGACCAAGGCGGCCCGCATCATCGAGTTCTACCAGGGCGGGAACGTCATGAACACCACGAGCGCGCCCGCCGCCGGTGTCGACTTCCTGATCGAGGCGCTGACGACCGGGAGCGGCTTTTCGACCCCGCCCTGGGGCGCCCTGTTCGTAAACGGGGTGTCGGAAGGCGGTGCCGGCTCCAACACCACGCCAGGCGCCGCGGCGATTGCCAACGGCGTGCGGCTTGGTCCAGGCGGCGGATTCGGCGGCACGACACTGACGGACCTGCGCTTCTACGCCGGTCTGTTCAGTCGGACCCAGATTGTCGGGACGCCGCTGCTCGACCTGCGCGCCTATCTGCAGAGCCGCTACTGATGAGCGCGACAATCCAGCTGCTGCTCGGCCAGCGCGCCACTGGCGCTGCCCTGTCCAGCCCCGCCCCGACACCGGCGCCGAGCCCGACCCTTGGCGTGCTGTCGCTGTCACAAACATCCTTCACGATCGGGACCCCTGCAGCAGGGGCCATCTTCGGCGCCCTTGCGGGATCGAGCATCGTCGGAACCAGCCTGCCGCCCGGCTTCACCGTGAACGGCGCGGCGCGGACCTGGACATATGACGGGACGGGCTCGGCCGGGACCCCAAGCCTCATCCTGACCGAGGCGGACGCGCGGGCGACGAACAGCCCGAACGCGACCGTCATCCCGCTCTCCTTCGCAAATGCCGCGTCAGTCCAGACCATCACCCCGAGCGGCAGCTACGTCAACGACACCGAAGGCTCGGGCGGCGCGGCGCCGACTGCGTCGGCCAGCACCTTCGGCAGCGGCTCCGACGCGCAGCCGAGCCTCCACTTCTCCGTCTTCCGGGGCGAGGACGTCACGCAGGACATGACGATCCTCGCCTATGCCGGCACCGCCGACGATGGGGGTATCAGCTATGTCGAGTTCAGCCTCGAGGGCGGCACGCCCGTCCAGGTGACGCAGATGATTCGGCACCCGAACAACCCGCGCATGTTCGGCTATCCGATCAAGGTGAACGTGAACGGCCGCGCCTTCCTTTATGCCCGCGCGCGGCCGGTGAACGGGCGCGAGGTGGTCGAGCGCATCGCGATACGCGGCTGCGGCAGCGCGATCCCGACGCCGGTGCAGGAATATTGGGTCGATCGCACCAACGGCAACGACGCCTGGGACGGCAAGGCGGCCGCCTTTGTCAGCGGCTCGCGCGGACCTTGGAAGACCGTCACGCGCGCCCTCAACTCGAACGGCATCGCCGACGACTATGACGGCACGGTGGCCAGCCCGCCGTTCCGCCGCGTGCTCACCGGCCGCCGCGTGCTCAACCTCGTCCGCAGCGGCGCGCACGAGTATGACATCGGCTCGAACGGTGCCAGCGCCTTCGGCGGCGCCTCGGTTGAGAATCGCGACAAGATCATCATCCGCCGCGCGACCGGCAACACCGGCGAGACCTGGATCAGCAAGGTCAACCGCGGCTCGCTCGATTTCATCTATAGCTGGCTCGAGTTCCAGGGCGTCGGCCTCTCGGTCCAGAACGTCTATGCCGGCGGCATCGGCATCGGCGGCCTGTCCTCGAGCAACGCCTTCTCGGGGTGCGCCTTCACGCAGGGCTCGAAAATCTTCCACCCGGACGGCGCGGCCGGCGCTCTCTCCTACGGCTATCCGATCGGAGGCGTGGCGGGCGATCCGGGCTACAATCCGGGTTACTTCAGCAAGGGCAACTATTTTGCGATCGCCGAGAGCGACGTTGACATGCCGGACCCGTGCGGCGGGCTGAAGTTCCGGCGCGCCTCGCGCGGGCGCTACACCGGATTCGCCAACCACTTCACGAACGGCGACCAGAACGGCCATTGCGAATGGGATGTGCGCTGGCGGCAGTTCGGTGTGGGCGAGGGCCGCCAGCACGCCGAGACCGAGCTCACCGTCGCGAGCGCGAGCTACAACTCCGGCACTGGCAAGACGACCCTGACCCTGTCGGGATCGCCGACACTCTACGGCATGAACGCCGGCGGCAACTTCTCGCAGTCCGAGGTCTATATGCGCGCGCTGACCGGCCCGAAGGTCGGCGGCGGCGGCATGAACGACGGCGCGAACCTGAGCTTCACCAACGAGGCGGGCGACGCGGCGAGCTATCCGATCAACGCGGGCGGCTCGACCGATTTCGACACGATCGGGTGGAAGGTCGATATCCTCGACAACACCGCGAAGACGATCACCGTGTGGGGCAATGCGAGCGGGATCCTCGCCGGCAACTTGGTCCGCTGCTTCTATCTCGGCCACCCCGACTGCCTTGCCATCTACGGCTGCGACAATGACGGGACAACGGGCAAGCAGCACGAGAACATCCTGCTCCAGAACGTGATGTATCTTGGCCACAACCAGACCACGCCTTGGCTCTGTCAAAGCTATGCGGCACCGTTCGCCGCCAACGGCGACGCGGCCGTCGTCATCACGGCGACGGGTGGCGGCAACACCTTCAGCTATTCGGGGGTGCAGGGCAGCGCGCAGCTCCGCCCGAACGATTTCATCCGAAACCGGGCGACCGGCGAGTATCGCCGGATCAGGTCGATCACCAGCGGCGACGGCACCTCCTCGGGCACCGGCACGATCTACGATACGTTCAGCACGACCTGGGCGTCGCAGGCCAGCACGTTCAGCCGCGCGCCCTGCCGGGTGTCTCTGGTCAACTATGTGTCGCACAAGGCGACCGTCGATTACACGCCGGGCTACTGGAATTACTCGGGTGGCGACTGGTCTGTCCGCTGCCCGACATTCGTCGGCCGCAGCCCGCAGAACCTGCTCGTCCTGTTCGACAACGACAATGGAACGTTCGACAATCGATCGTGCTTCGGCCTGCGCAACATCACGATCTCCGGCGGCATCATTCACTCGATGCTGCGCGCCAGCGGCACCGGCGCGATCACCGGGCTGAACTATGACCCGGCCCGGAACCACACGATCTCCCTGGGCCTGTCGAACTCGATCGTCGCCTCGGCTGACGGCGAAGCGGGCTTCCCGCTCCGCTACTCGAGCTACCTCGCCACAACCGCGAAAAAGGTGAACGCGGCCGACGTGCTTCAGGCGCCGTGGGACATCGACGGCAACCCTCGTACCGCCGGAGTGAGCGTGCTGGGAGCGAAGATCGCCTGACCTGGATAGAGCGGTCGATCAGCTCTGGAAGAACAGTATCGCCATGAGGAGGAGGAGAGTCGAGCCGGGGACGAGGAGGCCGGCAATGCTATTCATGCCCTGAACGTAGCCGGCGAGACCACTCACGAGCGACAGTAGACTTTTTGGATCGTCCATCGCGCGGCGATAGAACAAACGATTTACCAAATCCACCTGCGCCGGGCGTAGATAGCCTAGGGAAATTTACGGAGGGGACGGTAACCCCTTGATCATGACGTCGCGGATGGCCTTGGCCGGCGAGAGGCTCTGTTCGCGGGGTAACGCCGACTTGGCCCGGACGTCACCGCCAGGCCGAGGCGAAGCGCCCGGTTCTGCACTGCCTGCTGAGACCGTCCGAGCTGGCGGGCGATGTCGGGGAGATATGCGCCACCGGCAGCCAAGTTTCTGAGAAGGTCCTCGTCCTCGAGGGTCCAGGGCTGCGGCCTGGAACCAAAAATGCTGCGCACTGCCAACCTCCCATGGATGCGCAAGCGTAACGGTCTCCGGTCAATGTGGTTCCGCGAAACGCGAGCACAGGTTAACGGCTCTCCTGCAGCGCCGCCACGCCACCACGTGAGCAGAGTCCGAGAACGGCACGTGTGCCATATCGGGCGTCGCGGAAAAGACGTAGAGGTGGTTCTTCAAGGTTAAAACATTCTATTGACTCGAATCGAGGCGATGAGTCTACGAAGGCGCAGCTGTTATCGATTCCACCTGAGTGGGGGAGGATGGGCGATGGGCGAGTATCGGATCTATCAGCTAACCCGCACTGGCATGATCGACACGGTGCACGAGGTTGCGGCGGTGGACGACGCGGACGCGTTCTCGCGGGCGATGGAGCTTCGAGAACAATATGGTTGCGAGATTTGGGAGGGGAGGCGTCTGGTTGGTCGCGTTCCCGGTCTTCAGCATCGACCGCATCAAAGCCTCGACTTATCTTCGAACCGTTCGGCCTAGGCGAACTTAAAGGTCGTTCCAGAGTTGGGGCGGCATGGCTCGCTATTTTTTCCATTCCGAAGACGGCAGTACGCACGTCGATCGCGAGGGTATCGAACTTGGCAGCCTTGAAGAGGCGCGTCACCAAGCCGTTCGAACGATCGGGGAGATGCTCCGAGATGCGCCAGATGAACTCTGGGCTGACGGGCAGCTCAAGTTATGCGCGGAAAGCGAAAGCGGGTTGGCTCTTTTCACGATTACGGTGTTCGTAATGGACACGGCGGCAGGGATGCGATCGCGTTCGAACTCGAACGGGTGAGAGCCCTAAATCCCCGCCTCGACCGCTGCTCGGCTGCCGCGGGATGGACGAGGGCGGTGCGGGCGGCACAGGGATGAACTGCTCCGAGGCCGCCCTCGTCCCCCATGGCTCGCGCCACAGGCCACCGATGATCATCGGCGGAGGCGCGTCCTCGCGCAAAGTCGTCGCGCAGGCAAGAGGAAGAACGGCTACGCGATTCTCCGAGGTGAAAATGTCTGCGAGATCTGATCTATTTCCCTGATGATCTCCGGTCCTCTCTGCGCTGCCGAAATCGATTTGATGCGCGCTCGCCTGGCGCAAAGCCACCATGAGTTCATCCTGGCGGCGGAAGACGTACGATCGTCCAGTCAGCTGCCCAGCAACAGTGGCGGGATCGCGACGGCGCGAGCTCAGCTGAGTTTCGCCCTGCACCGACGGCGGACGATGATCGTCGGGAGCGTCATGCCTTTTCTCAGAGCGACGGGCTTGGGCGATTACGCGGCGATGGCAGAGGTGGCCCGCATGCGGCTGCAGGACCTTGCGCTCTTGCCTCTCGGCGCCTGGCCGACGGCGCGCGCGATCCGCGACAAGGCGGGATATGAAGCTGCTGTTCGGGACCACATCGGGCCGATCTTGGCAGCTGCGCAGGCTGAGGCCGAGGCGCTGCTCGCAGGTCTGACCGTCGCGCGCGAGCGGGCCCGGGTCGCGGAACGTCAAAGTGATCGCGCAGGCGAGCTCGTGATGGGCGGCGACGCTGTCGTGGGTCATGGCAGCCTGACGCAGCGCATCGTTCGCTAGCTGCTGGCCGCTTTCAACTCGGACGCGAGGCAGAGCCACCAAGCGCGCTGGACGGCGGCCGCGCTCGCCAGGCCCGTAGGCGGAACCGTTTCGCCACTGTCATGTTTGTCTGATGCTCGCATTCCGCGAGCTGCAACCCAAAGCTTAGACTTGCCTTCCGCCGGCTTCACCGGTGGAAGGTCTTTTCGTCGCCGTGAGGCTGTGCTGCTTGATGCCATCGCGAGATTGAAAACGAGGGCGGCCTGACACCGAAAGGGGTCTTTTTTCGCGATCGAGACCGCCCTCTAGGAGGAGGCGGCGAGGAAGTCTGGAGCTCGCCTCCGGTTCTTTAAATCTTCTTCGAACGTTTCGTTCCAGAAGCGACTCAATCGACAGCTTCCACAACTGCACATGTGGCGCAGCGACTCGACTCTGCCACTCCCGTCTGCAAGTCTGCTTCCGGCAACAGCAGGGGCTTAGATGCAGCAATCCAAACAGCGCGAGGTGGTTCGCTTCGACCTCGCCTTCGATACCAATCCAGCTGGCGAGACGGTCCCGATGGAAGAGATCGCTAGGTATCTTCTTGAGCGGGTGAAGGACGGCCTTGCCGTAAATCGGATCGAGTCAGAGCGTTTTCTGATGCAGATCACCGATGGTCGTATTGTACGCCTGCCCTCTGGCGCGAAAGCCCTGGCACTCCTCTTTCAGTTCGGCGACCCGGATGCATCCGATGCGTCGCTGATCCACTTACAAACGCGGAAGGTGCGCCATTTTGGGAAGGGCGATGATGAGGCACGAGCTGTATCCGCGCATCTTCTGTTCAACCTCGAGCCCGCCAGTCCACGAGGCCGGGTCTACCGAGCACTCCTCGAGAAAGTCACCGGCCTCGGCCAGAGCAGGATCCGCCCAGAGCTGCAGCGGCAGCTTCGAACCGTTTTCCGCGACAAAGAGATTCCGGTCATAGATATAGACGGGAACGAGAGAAAAGCGCTTCCACGGGTCGAGCTGAGCGTGGTCGCAAACGAACGTCTCAAAGCGGAACTGGATGAGGGGAGCCAGCTTGGCTCCGTGCGGCTTGTCCAGGCTCGGATAGCTGAGAACCGGTTCGACCCGCCGCCATTCGCCCAGATCAAGCGCCGCGAGATGCGTCTGAAGGTGAGCGTTCCGATCGGCCAAAGAGCGACCGACGTCATACGGGCAGTGCAGACGTTCGCGCGGCAGCACGAGTTCGAGGAGATGTATGTGGAGTGGCACCGACCCAAGTCGGCCGAGCTCACCAGCCGAGAGGTGCCGAACCGGGCGAAGATCGACGTGATGAACGACGATATCGGCGAGACGCTTTTCGCCAAGCGGTACATTATCGAGCTCGGATCGGTGATGAACGATTGTGTCGAGCAGCTCCGGGACGATATGATAACGGAGATGGGAAGCCTGCTCGCTCCATCCTGAGTGCTCTCAACGGAAGGGAATCTGTGACGCTGCTTGCCCCGCTGCGGTTTTTGGCGATTCGCCACCGCTTCTGGTGGCGATACAACATCGTCCTGCCAGCACTTGGCGCCTCCGCGACCGTCGCTCTGTCACTACTGTGGCCCGATTTCGGGGCCGCGTTCGGGAAAGAAGGGCTCTTGGCGCAGCTGCAGAACCCACTTGCCATCCTCGGAGGATTTTTCGTCGCGGCCTTGACGCTGATAACCACCGATCGCTCCAACACTCTTTCAAACAAGGTGGGCGGTCAGTCTCCGCCCCGGATGACGGGTGAGGTCGAAGGCCTCAGCCGCCGCAGGTTTCTGGCTTACTTGTTCGGATATCTGTCGTTCTCGTCGTTCGCGCTGGTGATCCTAGTGATGATCGGGAACGCTCTTGCTCCCGGCGCCAAATCGCTTTTGCGCGGCGACCTGCTGCCTTATGTGCGCAGTGCGATCCTGTTCGGGGTGACGTTCTGGGTAGCTCATGTGATAGTCGCTACCATGCTGGGGCTGTACTATTTCACCGAGCGGCTGCAGCTCTCGGAAGGCGCACCTAAGGCTGGGTCTCCAAACTCCCGTCCCACGCCGGCGGAGTGATAAGCTTCACGGCGCACGCCATCACGAGGGAGCTCCGCCGCGGGACGGGTAGTTACCCCAGCAATAGCAGGGCCGCCCCAAACAGCGCCATCGTGACCGCGACGGCCTTCTTCCACCGCTGTTCCGCAGAAGTCTCTCCAGGCGTTCCGTCGTTGATGAGGGTGGCAGCGCTCACGGCGCCGATAAGAAGGATGCCGCCGGCGATCCGGGCACCGATGTAGAGGAGGACGGTCAT